GGATTATGGCTACATCCGGAAGCAAAGATTTTGAACTTGATGTTGCAGAGTATGTCGAAGAGGCATTTGAACGCTGCGGTCTTGAAGTTCGGACGGGTTACGATTTAAAATCCGCAAAGCGGTCTTTAAACCTTTTGCTGGCAGACTGGGCTAATCGGGGTCTGAATCAATGGACTATTAAACAGCGTACTCTTCCGATGGTCACTGGAACAGGCGAATATGCTGTGGGCGCGGACGTTATTGATATTTTATCGGTAGTGGTTCAACGCGACGGCACGGATTTCTCTTTGTTACGGTTGAGCCGGGATGGCTTTTTAACGATACCCAATAAAACGACACAAGGTCGTGTTAATCAATTTTTCTTAGATAGACAAGTTACACCTCAGTTAAAGCTTTGGCCTGTTCCGGACAATAGCACCGATGTTGTCTATTACGACGCTTTAACGCGCATGGACGACGCGGACATATACACGAACACAATGGACATGCCCTTCAGGTTTTATCCATGTTTAGCGGCAGGTTTAGCCTATTATATTGCCTTAAAAAGGGCTCCCAATCGCGTTCAGGTCCTAAAAGGACTCTATGAGGAGGAGTTTGAAAGAGCTGCTACTGAAGATAGAGACCGCGCATCCTTTAATGTTGCACCTCAGTTCAACTATTATGGGAGGGGCTGATGGCCAAGTTTGCTTCTGGAAAGGAATCGTGGGCTATCTCCGACAGATCGGGATTTCGCTATCCCTATCGCTTAATGAAGCGAGAATGGAATGGCCTGTTGGTTGGTCCAGATGAGTTTGAACCCAAACAGCCTCAGTTAGGACCTTTCCGTAAGGTAAATGATCCTCAAGCACTCCAAAATGCGCGACCTGATAGGGTTGAGCCTTTGGATGTTTACGTTGGATTGCCTTTAGTAATTGCACCAAATTTAAGACCGGTACAAGGTTTTGGCCAAACTGGATCAGTGACGGTAACAACATGAGTTTTACTTACGCACAGCTTAAACAAGTTATTCAGGACTACACCGAGAATAACGAAACGTCTTTCGTCAATAATTTGCCTATTTTTATTACGCAGGCAGAGGAAAGAATCCTTAAGAACGTCCAATTAAGCCTGTTCCGAAAGAACGTTAACGGCGCAATGACCGCTAGTAACCGGTTTTTGGCGGCCCCCAGTGACTTTTTAGCGCCTTTTTCGCTATCTTTTGTGGATGGAAACAGCGACCACGTGTTTTTACAGTTTAAAGACCCGGATTTCGTTCAAACTTTTAACCCAAAAGCTGCCACTACGGGTGATCCACGGTTTTATGCGGTATTTGACGTAGATAACTTTATACTAGGCCCTACCCCTGATGGCGCGTATACTGTAGAGCTTCATTATTTCTACCGTCCGGCTAGTTTGACGGCTGGTGCCGAATCTGCGACAACATGGCTTAGTACAAACGCTGAGATAGCCTTATTATATGGTTGTTTGGTAGAAGCGTACATATACATGAAGGGTGAAGCCGATATGATGGCCATTTACGAGAAACGGTTTGTCGAAGCGCTTACTGGAATGAAGATGTTAGGTGAGGCTAAAGAAGTAACGGACGAATACCGTACTGGCCAAGTAATCAGGCCTAAACAATGAGTGCCGTCGCCTTAGAACTAACCGTCCCTGTCTTCAAGGTGAATGTACACACCACTAGCGGACGAGGTTTTACCCCGCAGGAAATTGCGGAGAGATGCGCTAATTCAATTATTGCCATTTCGGACGACGCTAACCCTGCCATTAGGGCGCAAGCCCATGCTTTTCGTGGGCAACTACTAAAAACCCTAGAATTTTACATGCGTGAAGCTATTAAGTCTGATAGGACGACGGTGCATAACGCTTTAACTGACGCAGGCCATACCGAGCTTGCTAACTATATAAGGAGAATGTGACCATGTCTTTTTCAGGAAACTTCATGTGTACCAGTTTTAAGAAAGAACTGATGTATGGTGCCCACGACTTCGACGCTTCCACCGGCGATACATTTAAGATCGCTCTCTATACTAACTCGGCGACGATGACTGCGGCGACAACGGCGTATTCAGCGAGCAACGAAACTAGCGGAACAGGTTATGTGGCGGGCGGCGAGGTATTAACTGCGGTAGACCCGACATCTTCTGGAACTACCGCTTTAACTGATTTCACTGATGCAACGTGGTCAACGGCTACGATTACGGCTCGTGGGGCGTTGATTTATAATACTACGCCTAACACAACCTCAATCGCTCTCACCAACCCTGCTGTAATAGTGTTGGATTTCGGTGGAGATAAGACTTCAACGGCGGGTGATTTTACCGTAGTTTTTCCAGCGGCTGATGCCAGTAATGCGATTATTCGGATAGCCTAATGGCTAATGTAACCGTCTCCTTCAAAGGTTGGAATTCTTCCAGTCAAAGTTGGGGCGGTGGGCCATGGGGCCAAGATGAAGGACTTCCTGCATCAACCGGAACTATAGGCACAGTAAGTGTTGTTGCTGCGGCTAATGTTCCGGCTACGGGACTACAAGCCGCAGGCAGCGTTGGATCGGTCACGATTAGTGCAGATGCAAACGCCGTTGTTACAGGTGTTGCTGTTACAGGTGCCGTGGGTTCCGTCACGATTAGTGCAGATGCAAACGCCATTGTTACAGGTGTTGCGGCTACAGGTGCCGTGGGTTCCGTCACGATTAGTGCAGATGCAAACGCCATTGTTACAGGTGTTGCGGCTACAGGTGCTATTGGTTCCGTCACGATTAGTGCAGATGCAAACGCCATTGTTACAGGTGTTGCGGCTACAGGTGCTATTGGTTCTGTTACAGTGGTGGCCGAGGCAAACACCGTTGTTAGTGGTGTTTCGGGAACAGGGCAAGTGGGTAGTGTTACGGTTGAATCCGACGCTATCGTTAGTGTAACAGGAGTCTATGCAACAGGTGTTGTGGGGCAAGTGCTGGTTTATGGGCGTATTGTGCCGGATCAAGATCCGAACTATACTGAGATAATACCTAGTCAGTCGCCAACATGGTCGGACGAAGTGCCGAGCCAAAGTGCAAATTGGACACAAATAGCAGCGTGAGGAATTAGAAATGCCTAGTACATATACCGTCAATCTTGGTATTGAACAACCAGCAACCGGTGAGCAGTCGGGAACGTGGGGAGATACGATCAATGACAACTCTACTATCCTAGACGAGGCCATTAACGGCGTCGTTACGATAACCCTTGCCGCTGCAGGCTCTTTCGGCTCACCTAATCAAATCGCGATTACTAATGGTGCCTCTTCTGCGGGTCGTAATAAATGGATTGAATTTGCCGATGACGGCGATTTAGGGGCAGCGGCTTATGTTGAGCTAATTCCAAACGACGCGGAGAAAATATGCTTTATTCGCAATAGTCTCGCGGGTAGTCGATCAGTTTTCATTTTCCAAGGAACGTATGACGCGGCCCGCGACCTTGAGATTGCTGCGGGCACTGATGTGCTGGTTAAATTCAGCGGTGGTGGAAGTACGGCTACTGTCATTAACGTTTACGCCAACTTAAAGGTTGACGGAATAGTGGCTACTACGGCAGACATCAATGGTGGCACGATGGATTCGACCACGATTGGTGGATCTACCGCTGCGGCGGTTACTGGTACAACAATTGTTGCTAACACTAGCCTTAACATTGCCGCCGATGGCGCGACGGTTACCGGCATCAAAGACGAAGACAACATGGCGTCTAACAGCGCCACCAAACTGGCCACTCAGCAGTCTATTAAGGCGTATGTTGACGCACAGGTAGCCACGGTCGATACGCTTTCGAAAGTCCTTGCTATTGGCAACACTTCTGGCAGCACGGATATCGACATGGATAATGCACAGAAGGTGCAATTCCGTGATGCCGCCATATACATTAACTCCAGCGTAGACGGCCAGCTAGATATTGTGGCAGATACTGAAATACAAATTGCAGCCACTACTATAGACATTAATGGGGCGGTCGCGCTTAATAGCGCATTAACCACCACCTCTACTATAGATGGTCGGGACGTAGCCGCAGATGGTGTGACAGCAGATGCAGCACTACCAAAATCTGGCGGCACTATGACAGGTGCTATTACAACGGCAGGAATATCATCGGTCACAGCAGGAACAGGCAATTTTGTGGCAGGCGCTGGCGCTGGCGACTCAATCGTTGCAGGTGGTAATAATAACACGCTGATTGGAAATGGTGCAGGAACTGCGATTACCACTGGATATAGCAACACAGCTAGTGGACAAGGCGCACTTTATAGCAACACGACAGGCGCTAATAACACAGCAAGTGGGTTTCGGGCGCTCTATACCAACACTACAGGTAGTACCAACACAGCTAGTGGGTTACAAGCACTCTATAGCAACACCACTGGTAGTGGAAACACAGCTAGTGGAAAAAGCGCACTCTATAGCAACACCACGGGCGCTAATAACACGGCTAGTGGACAAAGCGCACTTCAAACCAACACTACTGGTACTAGCAACACGGCTAGTGGAGTTAACGCACTTTATAACAACACCACGGGCGCTAATAACACGGCTAGTGGGCAAAGCGCACTTTATAGCAACACGACTGGATATAATAACACGGCTAGTGGCCACACATCCCTTTATAACAACACCACGGGTCATAGCAACACGGCTAGTGGACAAGGCGCACTTTATAGCAACACGACAGGTCATAGCAACACAGCTAGTGGACTTAACGCGCTCTATAGCAACACGACAGGTCATAGCAACACAGCTAGTGGAAAAAGCTCGCTTTATAACAACACCACTGGTAGCGGAAACACAGCTAGTGGACTTAACGCACTCACGAGCAACACCACGGGTAGCGGAAACACAGCAATCAATCCGCTTAATTCAGCAGGCTCTAACGCACCAGTCTTCAACCCAACAACCGAAAATAACCGTTTTTGCATGGGTTCAACGGGTGTCACCAATGCCTACATTCAAGTGGCATGGACAGTTGTTTCAGATGCGAGGGACAAGATTAACTTCGCGCCTGTTCCCCACGGCCTTGAGTTTGTCAAAGCGTTGCAGCCCACGGCGTATCAGTTCCGCACTGCGCGGAACTCTGAAGAAACCAATGGCGGTGTGCGCTATGGCTTCAAAGCTCAAGACGTATTGGCGCTTGAGGGTGATAGCCCAGTCATTGTAGACAATGAAGACGAAGACAAACTTCGCATGGTGGATACAGCATTAATCCCAGTGCTTGTCAAAGCGTTACAAGAACTATCAACCAAAAACGATGCGCTTGAAGCGCGTTTAACCGCACTAGAAGGTAAATAAAATGAACGAAAAAAGAACTGAAGTAGAATTACTAAAAGACTTTACAGCAATGGGTCACTCAATAGCACTCATCAACGATGTTATTGCAGGAGTAAGAATGGTCGATGAGACCGCTGAAGAAAGACAATCATGTGTAGATAGAAATGTCGAGCATCTTGTCTTAATGAAAGCAAAAGACGATTGGGGTAACGAAAGTATGGTAGACGCAGATAACGCTATCACTACAGGCAACGGTTACACAGCGGGTTAATAACAGATAGAGTACCCTAAGTGAGCGATACCGCCAAACGTAACTTATTTAACGAGTTGCAAGAAGCTTTTAAAGCACTTACCGAGAGGAAACTAAAAGGATCACATGGAACTTATAAACTGGATAACAGCTAACTGGATGATCTTGCTTGGGGCTGGCGTCAGTATCGCTTATATAATAGTGACAGTGACCCCCACTAAAAAAGATGATACGGTCTTTTGGAAGTATTACTCCAAGCTGAAGGCCGTATTGCCCACGCTGCCTAACTTTAAGAAAGACGACTAAACCCCTAATGAGTGAAAGGATCAAATGCCGCTTACTAAGTTACAGTTACGCCCCGGAGTAAATCGAGAAACTACTTCGTACACAAATGAAGGGGGTTGGTACGACGGGGACAAGATAAGGTTCCGCTTTGGTACGCCTGAAAAAATAGGCGGATGGCAAAAGTTGTCCGAAGCCAGCTTTTTAGGCACCTCCCGAGCGCTTCATGCGTTCGTTGCGTTAAACGGCGACCGCTTTCTAGGTAATGGCACAAACCTAAAGTATTATATCGAAGAAGGTGGGGGCTATAATGACATTACGCCTTTACGACTCACTACATCTGCGGGAGACGTCACGTTTGCCGCGACCAACGGCTCTTCTACTATCACTGTTACGGACACGAACCACGGGGCTAATGCCAACGATTTCGTGACTTTCTCCGGTGCAGCCTCGCTGGGCGGCACTATTACAGCGGTGGTCCTAAACCAAGAATATCAGATTGCAACGGTTACCAGTACGTCCGTTTTCACGGTAGTTGCCCGGGCCGTGGCCACTTTAAACGACATCACCGTTGACGGCCAATATACACCTACGCCTGTTGTAGCTAACGCTTCCGACACGGGGAACGGCGGAGCGTCGGTCGTGGGCAACTACCAAGTTCAAACAGGATTAGACACCACTGTGTCTGGTACAGGTTGGGGTGCGGGAGCTTATTCTCGCGGCACGTGGGGATCGGGCTCTAGTCTTACGGCGGTTGGCGACATCCTGCGAATCTGGACCCACGACAACTTTGGAGAAGATTTAATCCTTAACGTCCGCGATGGTGGTATCTACTATTGGGACAAATCAACAAGCTCGGCTCCTTTTGAGCGGGCCGTGGCGCTTTCTGAATTAGCGGGTGCTGACTCCGCTACGCCCACGATAGCCAAGCAAGTTTTAATTTCAGACCGCGACAGTCACGTTCTGGTGTTTGGGTGCGATGCGCAGGACAATATTGGCGTACAAGACCCACTTTTGATCCGTTTTTCCGACCAAGGAAACCCTCTAATATGGTCGTCGCAAGCCACTAATACTGCTGGCGATTTGCGTATTGGTACTGGTTCCGAAATTATTACAGCGGTTGAAACGCGTCAGCAAATCATAGTGTTCACCGACAGGTCGCTACATGCTATGCAGTATTTAGGTCCACCCTTTACCTTCGGTATTAGTATGCTGGCGGAAAACATCACTATAGCAAGTCCGCTTTCAGCGATTGCGGTAGATGACATGGTGTTTTGGATGGGTATAGAAGAGTTTTACGTTTATTCAGGGCAGGTACAGAAGTTACCTTGTTCTGTCCGCTCGTATGTGTTTAATGATTTTAATTATTCTCAAACAGAAAAAGTGGCTGCGGGCGTTAACTCTAGCTTCTCCGAAATATGGTGGTTTTATCCTTCGGCAACTTCAGAATCGATTGACCGCTATGTTATTTATAACTACCAAGAAAAGGCATGGTACTACGGCACCTTGACCCGCTCGGTGTGGATAGATCGGGGAATAGCCCCGTATCCTATTGCGGCGGCTCTGGATGGGTATCTGTATTACCAAGAAATGGGTTCGGATGATGGCAGTAACAATCCGCCTTCGGGCATAGCGGCTTATATTGAAAGCAGTCAAATGTCTATTGGTGCGGGGGATGGTTTTGCTTTCTTAACGAGGCTTATACCAGACGTTACTTTTGAGGGGTCTAGTTCCCCTTCACCCGCCGTTTTAATGACGCTTGAAACTAGAAACTTCCCCGGTGCGGCATATACTGGCACAAAGAGTAGTACGGTTACGCGCTCCGCAACGGTGCCTGTAGAGCAGTTTACTGAGCAGGTATTTGTTCGGCTACGAGGCCGTTCTTTTGCCTTTACGATTAATTCGTCAGACACGGGCGTGGAATGGCGGTTGGGCACACCTCGTGTTGACATTAGGCAGGACGGTCGTCGATGAGTCGAGGTCTAGTATTACCTTTATTTCCAAACCCTCCTGCGGATTATGAGCAGATGTATCAAACGGAGGTTATGCGGGCTTTTTCAGTATTTTTGCAACAAGTCAGTAATCCGGGTCCTTGGCAAGCGTCTGCACTAACACTGCCAAACCTGCAAACAGACAACTATAACCTTCCATTAGGTGGAATATTTCAATATGGCGACGAATTGCGTATTACAGTAGCAAACATGCCTTACCTAAGAGGATCACAAGCAACAGGAGCCGTGGGTCAAGCTACGGTAACAATATCATGAGTAAACCTACTGTTTTAACCATGCCTGACGGCAGTAAATGGAGTCCTTCTACAAGCCTCGACGCGATTTATTGTGTTACGTGTAGTAACGCGGTCGATACGCCGGATGAAATTGCTTCTTATCCCGATGGAAATTGCCCTCAATGCGGTTCTTCATGGACGGGAGACGAGAAGAGAAGTACAATAATACAAGTTACTATGCCTACAAGCATAACAGGCGGAGCAGGATAATGGCGTCGAAAGCAGAACTGATTAAAGATATTGAAGAACTTGAGGAAGTCGAAGAGCTGGAACCTGTCGAAAAGATAGAGCTTCCTGCGGGCGGCATAGCAGATTTTATCCCGGACGACGACGATGAAGATGACGACGCTGATTTTGAAGCGGGCGAAGCCGTTGGTATTGCACAATTCCCCGAGCTTGCCAAAAAAATGGCTGCTTACGGTCGGAACGAAGATAAGTTTCTGGCACACGTTGCCGCAGGTGAATTGATTATACCTTATCAATACCTTGAAGACGATGTAATAAGACAACGCATTTATGACATCTTGACAGAAGCCGGTGTGGATGACCCCGAGGCTTATGTTGTAGGGTCTGATGCAAACGATCTTAACCCTACCACCGGATTACCGGAGTTTTTTCTTAAGAAAGCTTTTAAAAAGATTGGTAAAGTATTTAAAAAAGCCCTTCCAATTATCATAACAGTGGGTTTAACCTCTATGGGCGTTCCTCCTATATATGCCGCTGGACTTAGTTCAGGCATTGGAGCGCTTGCTACCGGTGGGGATATAGAGGATGCCTTAAAGGCGGGCGTAACCGGAGCGGCAACAGCCGGAATAATGGCCGGAGCCACGGGTGCCGTTATGGGTGATGGATTTTCCGCTGGTGTTAAACAGGGTTTTGCCGACCAAAGCGTTCCATTAAGGAGTTCTTTAGGCTTTGATAATCCTTCAACCAGTGTTGATACGTCAAACATTATTAACAGCCCCTCTATAAACGAAATGGCGGGGGTCAATACTACGGATGTTGTACTGTCTGATTTAAGCCCTAATCCGAACTATGTCCCCGAGATAAAAGGGGGCAACTTCAATATGGACGACACTTGGACCAAGACTAAAAACTTTTTGACGCAAGGTAACCTTACCGACGCGCAGATGGCCGAGCGACAAATAACCGCAGGACAGACCGCTTACGACGCTGCTATAAAAGCAAAGCAAAGTGTGGAAATGGCACAAAAAGCCTCCGCTACGGCGTATGCAAACGCAGGAGCCTCAGTCCTTGAAACCTATGGTCCGTCTGCGGCACTTGCAGGTACTGCGATGTACTTTGGTGGTGCTTTCGATACACCCGAGCAAGAAAAGCCCGAAGATTTACCCACAGGTTCAGACCTGATTGCGGGTAATCCGGGTAAATATTTATTACATAACATAGGCGACCGTCAGTTAGACCTTGAAACAGGCGAATATGTAACGGCAGACCCTTTGCCTCCAACTTATACTGCTGACCCCGTACCCATGCAACAACCTATACCCAATTCGGGCTACGCTCCGCAATACGACGCTAATGGCGAGCTAATCCCGGTTACCGATCCGCGCTATAATCCTTTTACTAACCCCGTCCAGACCGCTGCCGCAGGCGGGCCTGTTTTTCCCCGCCGTAATGGTGGGATTGCTCCGGAAGAGGGTGTTCAAGGAGAAGACAGTGTTAGGGCGATGTTAATGCCCGGCGAGTTTGTCATGACCACCGACGCCGTTCGAGGACTAGGTGAAGGAAACCTTAATAACGGAATTAAAAACATGTACGCTGTTATGAGAGACTTAGAAAGTCGCGGAAGGGGTGCAGCATAATGGCTACCACAACTACCACGCAGATTGTCCGCGAAGCGGCAGAAATTGAAGCTATTAAGGTAGGACTTTTACAGTCCGCCAAAGCCCTCGCCGATCAAGGTATTACAATACCCCCGCAGATGGTTGCGCAAATGTCGGGGCTTCAGATAAAAGCCACGGAACTTGCCGAAGCAGGAATTGGCGGATACCAACCTTATCTACAAGAAGCCGGTTACACGTTAGGTGACGCCGCAGCCACGTTGGGCAGTACGATGTCCGACGCTGACGCTTACAAAAATCAAGCGTTAGGCCTTATGACGGAATCTGCGGGTAATGTCCCCGGTCAGTTGTCCACTGCTCAAGCGGGTATGCAGAGTGCTATTAATTATGGGGAGGGCGCTACTCAATCGGCCATCGATAAATCACAACAAGCGGTCAATACCGCCGGACAAACGGGGGTTGGTACGACGCTAGGCCAATCTTTATCCGGCGCGACTGACGCAGCACGAGCTAGTACGTCTAACGCGGGTATTGCAGCGTTAGAATCTGCGCGTCAATCCCAAATTGGAGGAGATAGCGCGGTCCAAGGCGCTCGGAACATCACCAGCACTGCCGCTCAAGCTTTACAACAAGCGGGAGCGTTTGGCACGGATACTGCTAGGCAAGGCATTGCTGGACTAGCCGAAACTACTGGCGCTTATGATCCTGCAAGTGCAGGGGCATATATGAATGAATATGAAGATGCCGCAGTGCAGCAAGCGCTTGCGGACATTCGACGCTCTGGAGATATCCAGCAACAAGCAATTGGCGCTCAAGCAGTTGGCGCAGGCGCTTTTGGCGGATCACGCCAAGCAGTAGCGGAATCTGAACTAGGTCGAAACATTCTTGAACAACAAGGTCGTACTGCGGCGGGAATGCGCCAGCAAGGTTTTGAAAGCGCAGCTCAACGCTCTCAACAGGGTTTTGAGTCTCAGCAAGGTCGAGCACAGCAGGCGGCACAGCTTACAGGTGCTCTGGGTTCCCAAGGTGCTCAATCGGGTATATCTGCTGCACAATCAGCAGGTCAATTAGGCTTATCCGCAGAACAACTTGCCGCGCAGACTGCGCAACAGGGGGGTCAGTTAGGCGTAACGGCGGCTCAAACGTCAGGTCAGTTGGGTCTTTCGGGAGAACAGTTAGCCTCCGCGAATGCACAGGCTTTGGCACAGACAGGTATGAGTTTGCAACAACTTTCAGCCTCTACAGGTATGAGTGCGGCACAGTTAATCGGTCAACTAGGACAATCACAAGCCCAAATGGGTATGCAAGGAGCGCAGCAATCAGGTCAAATGGGGCTGCAAGCTCAAGAGTTATCGAGTAAGATAGGGCAAGGTATTGGCGGTCTCGGAACAGATTACGGACAGCTAAACATTGCTCAAGCGGGGGCTCAAAGTGAACTAGGTGTTCGTCAAGCGGCTCTGGGTGAACTAGGACAAAGTCTACAGCAGCAAGAGACAGGGTTCTTGTTTGATGTTGGTAAGCAGCAGCAAGCACAACAACAAGCGGTACTGGAAGCGACGCGTCAGAACGAACTGGCTCAAAAATACGAGCCCTACCAGCGCGTTGGTTTTCTGTCCGATATATACAAGGGTGCTCCGACCAGTCAGCAGACGCTTACGTCTGCCACAGCACCTAATGTTTCACCTGCCCAACAACTACTTGGTTTGGGCGTAGCCGGACTGTCCGCATCAGCCGGTGCTAAAAAAGCGGGGTTATTTTAATGAATAGAGAAGTAATGGGGCGTAAAATGTTTGCTCACGGGGGCACCGTCTTCCCGATGCAAGAAGGGGGTATGGCTCCGCCTCCTATGGCTCCGCCTCCTATGGCTCCGCCTCCTATGGCTCCGCCTCCTATGGCTCCGCCTCCTATGGCTCCGCCTCCTATGGCTCCGCCTATGGCCGGAATGCAACCAGAATTAGACCCTGCCATTTTAGAGCAAATGCTCGGTAGTGCTTCTCAACAAATGAATACCATCGACAACGCTGCCGACGCCACAACCATGATTAATGGTATGCGAGGCGACGAACTTCCTCTGGAAGCGCGGTACGCGGAACTCGCATTAATTGTCGGCCCTGAAGACGCCAATGCTACACCTGAATCGGTTCTTACTTTGATACAGCCTGTCCTGCAAATTGCGGCGGTTGACCAAGGAATTGGCGGATTAGCGGAACAACAAATGATGACCCCGATTGAGGGTCCGATGGCAGAGGGAATTATGTCTACGGTCAATATCGGTGCCCCGGAGGGTCCCGACTCTGTAAATTTTAACCAAGGAGGTGCCGTTCAGTACATGCAGGCGGGTGGCCCTCCAGTACCCAACATAGCGGGACGTCAAGGAGAGATTTTTAGAGAGCAGCAGTCTTTATACCAGTCTTTACTTAACCCTGCGGACGAAGCAGCGGATTTAGAAGAACAAAAGAATTTAACACAGGCGCAAATGTTATTTGATGTCGCTCAAGGGGCTTTAGCGTTTGCTTCGCCCGGTGATCGTCAAATGAGCCCTGCGGAGCGTTTGGCTCAATCCTTTACGCCTGTTCTAGGAAACATTGGAGCAAGAGCTGGGGAGCTTGGTAAGTTCAAGCAGGCCCAAAAAGCTCAGACAAAACAGATGGACATGGCGGCCTTACAGGCGGCAGGGTCCTTGTACGGCGCTGAAAGAGGTGCCGCGCTTACTGCAGAAAACAAAGATATGGGTGAAGTTTTTCAGATCACGGTTACAGGTGCAGACGGCACAAAGACCACGACCACGGGACCTGCGACGCGTAAGAGTTATGCTGATTTGCAGCAGCTACATGGTGCCGGAAACGTGAACATCATGGCGATTGCCAAGCCTACTAACGTTAGTCAGAAGGCCGAAAACCTTATGATTAATGGTGGTTTCGTTGCTGCTGTGCCGGGAACGCCGGGTTACAACGCTCTAATTGCAAAGGGTGCTCTGAGCATGGGCGACGTACCTACTTCCGCTATCACCAGCCGGAAGCAATACACCATCCCAACCGATTTAACGATTGGGGATAAAACGTATGCGGCGGGAACGTCTCCTTTCTTTAGTGAGTTTGAAGCTGCTCAGATTTTTGCCAGCTTTGGTAATGACGCTTTGTCTGAATACGTTAAACCGCTAACCGACAAAGATTACTTGACCGCATACAATATGACTAAGGCCCAGTTTGATGCGTTATCAACGCGCAACCAGCAGTATATACAGGGTCTCCCTGTTCTGACGGAAAAAGATTACTTCGGTAAGTTCGGCATGCTCAAGAACGATTTCTTGGGCCTATCGCCAATCTCACGTCAAAGATTACTTGGCATTGAGACGGAATACGAGTTTAAGCAGATCAACAATGGCGATAAGATTGATGTCGTTCGTATTGATAAGAACGATCCAAGCGCTGCCCCTGTTAGTATCTACAGCACGGATATCCTGCAAGACCCTGAGTTATTCAAATTTACTATGCCTAATGCTAATGGTGTTTCGGTGGCAACCATTGTTGACCTCACTACTGATTCGGGAAAACGGGCACTGGCCAAAGTTAACGAGCTTAACAAAGCGACTCCCGGCTCTGCTGTTATGCAGAAACTGGGTACGGAAAGTTTTGTGTCGAAAACCTTCTTGATTCCGGATTCTACCGAAGGTGGTGGCGCAGAAGTGCGTATGTCCTTCGACGGTGGTCAAACTTATATTGGATCGGATGGCCTTCCAAGACAGCTTCCACCTAATGCGTTTGAGCTTAGTAACACTATTTCTAACGATGTTTACCGTAAGGAAAAGGTACGTTCTTCAGCTAAAGATTGGTTGGAACAGAACGACCAAGGTGTTGTTGGCGGAATGACTACGCCACAGGGAAGCGGAATTTCGCAACCCTCGAATAACGCAGACAAAGCCCTTGTAACAGACACTTTGCAGCAAGTTCGCAACGGTACAGGTTTCTGGTCAGGTTTTAACTCTGCCGTAAACGCCGTAGCGGGTGGCATAATTGCCCCTAAAACTTTCTCGGAAATGTACCGAGATACGGAAGAAGGTAGACAGTACGTTCAGATCATTCGCGTAATGGGTCGTTCCGCTCTAGCCTCGTCACCAAGATTTGCGGTTGCAGACTTGCAGGCTACGGAAGGATTGTTCCCGAGTGAAGAAAATCTGTTCCGTAACCCTGTCTCTGAAGCAAACAAGCTGTCCTTGTTAGTGGATGCGCTCAATAACGAGGAAATACGCCTGCAAACCCTTAGAGCGTCAGAAGTTCCACAAGACGCTACTGTTTTAGCGGTCGCGTCTCAAAAGCTTCAAGAAATTGCTCGCTTAAAAGAGCTTCTTGGTCCAGTATTGATTAAAGGTGGCGGCCAAGCCACAGCAAGAGCTGTTTCAGGTGCTCAAAACTTAATGCGCGGAAATTATCAAACCCAAAGAGCGCCCACAACGCCGTAGCGAGGAAAGTTAAATATGGCCGGAATAACATCAGTCCTCCCTGACGACACAGACATTGTAGCGCCGGACGATACCGTAGTTGTAGCGCCGGACGATACCGTAGCTCCCGCACCCGTTGCGGATGTAGCGGAAGCCCCCGGTGCTTTCCGACTAAGTTTTTCGCCTCAAGAGTTTTCGGACCTTTGGGCAACTTATACGGAAGCAGCTAATGCCCCGCAATCTACGTTTAAAACACCGGCACAAGGTTTTGCCTCAAGCTTGGTAGACACGCTGGTGTTTGATCCTTTTTACGAAGGTAAAATGGACTATAACTCCCTTCGTTTAGGAACTGCCCCTATTTTGCAAGAATTAGGGATTGATGGCGGGCTGTCTGACGCACAGATTATTGAAGTTTTTGCAGAAGACGAGGAAGGCGGCGATATTATTGCTGATCCCTCGTTTTTTGAAGGACTAAAAAGACGTAGTTTGGGCGCAGCAGGTGGTACAGGCGGTTTCTTTACCGGGATGAAGGCAGGTGCCGCTTTAGTTTCGGGAATTCCACCCCTAACCCCTTGGACCGCTGCCGCTAGATACGGTGTCCCTATAATCACAGGTGCCATCGGCTATCTTACAGGTAGTACAGCGGGTGACGAAGTTACCGAAGCCGTAATGGGCCGAGAGCCTATTGTAGTGCCGGGCCAAGGTTCTGCTGACTACAAGGCCGGTAAAGCGGCGGCTGATGCAATAAGTTTCACGATTACCCCGTGGATGGCTCCTGTAAGAGGAGCTAATTTGGGCGGACAAATTGCTATGAATAATATAAAAGTTCATGCACAAAAGTTTATGGGCCCTACACTACCGGGCTCTTTCAAAATACCCCTTTCTACTCGAGGTGTGACTAAAGTAGAAAGTATCATAGGTGATATGGGAACTTTAGCGCGAACAAACCCTTTCAAAACGGCTTTTATAGAAGGGACGGCGGCTAGTTTAAGTGTGAAAGGCACTGAAATAGCGGAAACTATTACTCCGGATAACCCTTGGGTCCGATTTGGGTTTGAAACAGTAGGCGGATTGTCTGGCGCGGTGGCGGCGGACCTTTCGGCAAATCGAGTACCCCCAGTTTTAAAATGGGGTGGGCGCGGTGTTTACAATATTTTTAATAAGTTGCGTGGTAGGGAAAATGTAGACGACATGCAGTTAAGATATGGCATCTCAGAAGAGGAGGTAAGGACTGCCGGAAACTTTATTACAGAGCAACTTGAGAAGAACGCGGAAAACCCTGCAGAAATACTAAGGATACTAAATGATCCCTCTTTTAACAAGTGGCTTGTTGACGAAAGTGGTAACCAAATAGAACTGGACCCTGCTACTAGGGCCGCAAGTATTACGTTATTGTCTTTACAGAACCAATTTATTGACGCGGCCCCCGGTGCTTTTAATGCAGATGCGGGCGCTAAGATGAAATCGTCGGTAGACGCTTTACGCCGCGCTTTGTTGGCGATGTACGCGGACGGTTCTAAAGAATCTCTTAGTGATGCTGCTTTAGTTCAGACTAGCTTATTTGAGGCTGTGTTAGATTCAAAATTGGCTATGGCTTTCCGTAATACCCAAGAAGCGATGCGTCAAGTAAGACCCCAAGGGGACGATGTTGACCTTCAAGCGGCGGAGAATATATTTACGTTGATAGGCGGACAATATACGGCAGGTCGCAATGAGGAACAACTTCTTTGGAGAAAAAGCGCACAGGATGTCGAAGTTACCTCTTTTATTAACGAGGATGGCGTAACACAAAGTACGCCTAATTTTATTTCTAAATGGAATGAACTTCTAGGTAACGAAACCCCTGAAATACGGGAGTCGATCATTAAAAAAGACGACTTAAGCATCTTAAATAGTTTTGTGATACGGAAGACAGAAGAGCTGGGGTTAGCCCCTGAAGTACCCCAAGCCCCTGAAGTACCCCAAGCCGCTAAAGAAATTATTGGCGTAAACGCTAATGACTTATTTAGAACCCGTGGTAGGGCTTTGGCTATGGCAAAAAGATTGAATGCAGCGGGTTTCAGCGAGGAAGCGCGGATAGCTAATGAAATGGCGGATGCCATGCTGGCTGATTTAAACAGCTTTGGCATTGGCTTAAATCAGGCATACGACACTGCGCGTAGCTATTCTAAAGCATTTAATGACGTTTTTACTCGGGCGTATGCAGGGGAAGTTTTAGGCACAAAGAAAAACGGAGCACCTAAAATACCTGTAGCAACTATGGCGTATACCCTGATGAAAGGCGATGCGGCATTTATGCGAACTGCGCAATTAGACGGTATAGCTAAATTCCAAGTAACTCAATCTTTAACCAATTTGTTGCGGTCAGATAACCCTGACTTTCCCGAACTAGCGGACATAGGCGAAACTTTACTAAAAGATTTTAACGCCAATGTTGACCCGCAATCTATGGTTTTGGACATGGTTTCGATGCGGGCATGGTATGGTAGAAACGAAGAGTTAATAAAGTCAGTCCCTAACCTGAACACTCGTATTAGTGCCGCAATGAACGGGTCTGTTCAATTGCGGAGTGCGGAAGAGACACTTTTGCGTACAATACGAGCTAATACGTTAAATCCAGATGGAACGCTAAATGTTGGCGCATTGTCCAATTGGAGAAATAACGTTAATAACGAAAGGTTGTTGGATGTATTTCCGTCTCTTAAAGCAGACTTGGACAATGTAGACAAAGCTGCAAATTTACTGACTCAAACAAAAAGAGACAATAAAGCTGCGGACGTAGCTGAAAGAAACGCCGTTGGTTTGTACGAGCTATTACCCAACAAAACCTCAAATGCCGCTACGGCGATTGCTTTAGCTATTTCAAGTGCTAACCCAAAACCGTTCAACGACATGAACCGACTAATGCGGTTGATTACAGATGTTGGGGAAGACGGTTTTAGTGTCAGTGCTAAAAACAGCCCAAACACTGGAAAAACGTGGACTCAAGCAGACCTTAAAGAAGGGATGCGAACTGCCATCTATGACACGGTGTTTAAAGCCGCAGCAGACGGTAAATCATTTAATTCTGCTGCCGCCTACAACAGGTTATTTGCAAAACACCCTAATGCGGACATTTCCATTGCAGAATGGATGCAGTCAAACGATCTTATAAGCGCAGACCAGCTCAAAGACACTCAGAAGTTCTTGCGTAAGATGGGTGAAATCCAAGCCTTTACCATGAATGCCAAACCGGGCCAATCGGACGCTTTTTACCAAGATATCGGCGAGGGTATTAAAATCGTTGCTGCTATGGGTGGTTCCGTTGCTGGTACAAACCTTCGCCAGTTGTTTGGTGGCGGTGGTTCTGGTGACCTTATTGCCTCGGGCCGTGGTGCGTCGCTTGGTCAAAGATTAGCCAACAAATACTTGGCCGTTTTACCTCAATCTTTACAAGCAAGTCGAGTAGCCACCATTTTACAAAACGAAACATTACTTAAACAGGTTCTTAAAGCAGGGCGGACTGATCGCGAGAAAAATGCACTGGTGGCGCAGTTAGAACAAATGTTTATAAACAACTATATAGTATCCCCTATTCGTAGAGGCGGCGGTGAAGTCATACAGACTTTAACCGACGAATACTCTAGGGATGTAAATGGTGAAGTAATTCCATCCGCCGACGTTCCCACAGCAAGCGGAGGGAATATCCCCACTACGGTTACACCTAGCGTTGCGCCGGTAACGGTAACTCCCATAAACTCTACGCCAGTTGTACCTAGTGGGGTTACCCCTATTCAAAACCCTAACACTTCGGTTAATCCATCACGGACAAGCGCCCAGACAACCCCGATTTCCTATTCAGGACCCGTTGACCGAGCTAGGTTTGCAGCTCTCTTTCCAGAAGATCGTGAATTATTAGGTATAGGTAGTTTGATGGGAAGTGCTCCGTAATGCCACTTTTTGCTCTATATAGCGGGCGTCTAAATATCTACACCGCAGACGAAACCGACCGTCGATGACGGTCTATTAAAGATGCCTACAAAAAAACCCGCAAAAGGCAAAGCAAAAGTTAAAGTAACTTCTTCCGGCAAAAAGGTTAGTTACGGACAAGCCGGAAAGGCTAAAGGCGGTGGTCCCAGAGTTCGTGCAGGTACCTCAAAAGGCGACAGCTACTGTGCAAGAAGCCTTGGCATAAAGAAAGGGCTGTCTAATAAGAAACAAAACGACCCAAACACTCCCAACAATTTGTCACGAAATCGTTGGAAATGTTCAGGCGCAAAGTCTAAAAAGTCGTAGTTACCTCAACCAGCTCTTAGTGTCTTCGCCTAGAACCTGACCCGCAACATCAATCTTGTTGCGTAGGGCTTCTAGTATTTTTTCGTCAATCGTTCCCGGCGAAACTAAATCAATATACGTTACCCTGTTCGTCTGACCAATCCGGTGCGCCCGGTCCTCGGACTGCAATCGTATCTCCAAGTCATAACTATTACTGTAATAGATGACCGTGTTAGCCTCAGTCAAAGTAATGCCATAACCGCCTGTCTTGGGCTGTCCCACAAAGAACCGCAACGGGTTTTTCGGGTCTTGGAAATCGTTAACAATCTCCTGACGTTCGTCTTGAGGTGTCTCCCCATAATAGGTTGCGACAGAATCTGGCCCGAAACGGTCGCGCAGGGTAGTTGCTATTTGTTGGAGGTCGTGTGTATACGTCGCCCAAATAATGGCTTTCCCCTGTAACTCTTCTACCACGTCCAAAAGCTCATTTAATCGGTTGTTCTTTATAAGCTGTATTGCACCATTGTCAGGCATTAAGTGACCGCAGCAAATCTGTTGAAGGCGCATGATCTGAGTTAACACGCTGGCCGTGGTCGCCAGTTCGCCACTCTCAAGCTTGGCCAACGCTAACTTTTTCATCTGCTGGTATAACTTTTCCTGTTCGGGAGTCAGTTCCACGTCGCGCCGAAGGTACACCTTGGGAGGCAGGTCTAAGCAGTCTACTTTTAGTACCCGGTTACTGAAGCTATCTAACTTTTCAGAAAGTTCGTCCAAACGACGGTAACCCATGATTTGTTGAAAACTGCGGTGCCCCATGGTCCGTTGCTGAATGTTGGCGTACCGAGCTTGAAACGCATAGTAAGAATTAAAGCCCAGCGACTTCTCTTCAAGAAACCCGCACTGACTAAATAAGTCCATTGGGCTTTTTGTAATGGGTGATCCTGTTAATATGCGGCGATACTTAGACCGTTTCCGTAAGGACATAATGCTCTTGGTCCTAGCGGCCTTGCGGTTCTTTATCGTCGTTGATTCGTCCACTATCACCATGTTGTCAGGGTTTTGATGAAGAAAAGCAGTGGCCGCGTCAGACCCCCTAACACTAGAAAAAGCTTCAACGTTTATGACAAAAATCTTTAAAAAGGGATCCTTATCAACAATAAAATCCAGAAGCTCTTCCTCGAAACGCTTAGTCTTAGCAGGGGTCCAGCGGCATATCTTGCGAGGGATGCGTTTAGGCAAATGGATAGGTATCTCACCCTTGATCCAGTTGTCATATACCCCTTTGGGCGCTATAATCAAAGCCGCTTTTAGTTTCCCCGCCTCATACAACACCGCCATCGTATCGATAGCAACCTTGGTTTTTCCCGTGCCCATTTCCATAAACAGCGCGTAGTATTCCGCAGACCACGAGTCTTCCAGCGCAACTCGTTGGTGGTCATAAGGCATAGTTTCGTAGTTATAGTCCTGCATAATTTTACTACTTTCTTGCTGTGTTAAATCCATAATATTACCCTTAAAATTGTCCTTGTTTTTTTTACAATTTAGGTTTGCCCGTCTCGGTGTATATTATAAAGAGACTCTAATTGAGTGCATTTCACCGCATTTGACGGGGCTTCGCTTATTACGAACCAAAATCAGTTCGGCATCTGGGCCAGCTCCATGCTTAAACTTTATTTATCTTTTTCTATATTAGTTGGTAAAGTGTTTTGATTGTGGCTGGCAAGGAATCGAACCTTAATATCATCTAAGTATTTACCAAATATCACAAGCCTGAATCGAACAGGAATACCGTCAAAATTTACCAAATACAACCACAATCAAAACACTCTAATTGAGTGCATTGCCTGTTTGATTTAAAGCCATTTCAACACCTCCTCAAGTTCTGGGGACTCCCACTCTTTCCAACTCATTTCTTGTTCTTCTTCACGTTCCATTTGTGCTTCCCTTAAATAGTTTGCTTTCCCACCGACACACCGCGTTAATATGCGTGTGGCGTGTAGTCGGTCTGACCATACCTATTTTTTCAATCCATCCTAGAGTTTGTAGAGAGCGTATCATTGCTCCCCAAACATTGTGGTGGTAGGGATCAGCCATCCCTTGGGCTCTGCAAAAGGCACAAATCTTACCGCCTTCAACAAAGTGGTGTTCTGAGAGATACTTAGCAGCGTTACGATAGTAACCAGCTTTCCAGTCGTCGTCTGCATGTACAAAGGCCCTGTCTATCTCAGCCTTTATAAATTCAAACCGCATTTGCGGGGTGTCTCGCTGCTTCATAAGTCATAACTCCTTGTGGCGTCTTCAGCGTCAACGATAAATAGGTTTTGTTTCGTTCGTGTTAAACCAACGTAAAACACTCTGTGCATATCATCCGGGTTAACGCTCATTTCGTTATCGGCGGCTGGACTAAGGTCAGTGAACAGCACAACGTTATCCGCCTCACCGCCTTTTGACCCGTGGATCGTGGAGGCTGTAATACGGGGTATGCCATTAAATTTCTCGCCCCGTCGCAATAGTGCCGTGATGTACGCTCGGTCCACTTCGGGCAGTTTGTCCATTGCTTCTGACCATATCATGGTCTTTTCCGCTTTCAACCCGTAGCTATCTATCAGGGTTCCCATGGTAACAAGGTCATGATCATTGATGCCGGTTAGCTTCTTATAGCCCCTTAACACTCGGGTGCCGGTAGACATAAAACTGTATATCTTACGTGCTACTTCCCCCGAGATTGCTTTGCCTTTGCGCAACTGCTCCCACCCATTAACCGCTTCAGATAGCTTCTCACTAATGCTCCTATGGCCACGGTAGTTGAACAGGTAACCACTTGACTTTAGCTCACCAGCCACCGGCTGTAGGTGATACCCGGCTTGAGCTAAGATGAGCCATGATCCTTCGGCCATGTCTAGTGCAGAGATGGTGTTGATCCGTGTGACGTTGCCTAAGTCCTTTTTTGGCTCATAGCTCTTGGGGAATCGACGGGCGATACGGCGCACAACATTCTCGGCGAGGTTGTGGACCCGTTGAGGAACACGATAGGACTGAGACAAGGTTTCAGACCCACCGGGTAAGTTAATAAAGTGGTCCACGTCTGCGCCTGCCCACCGATAAATAGCTTGGTCATCGTCGCCTGCACAATACATTTTTTTAGAATGCCGGTCGATAGCGTGAGCTAGTTCCCATTGCAGTGGACTTAAATCTTGTGCCTCATCTA